CAGAGGCCGATATTGCTCTAATAAATCAATACTCGGTTAAGGAACTGACATCGCAAGATGTCTTTTGTTTTTCCATCATCCTTTGCGATAACGAGGTAGCCCGCGACATGGAACGATTCACAAACGAAAGCCTTGATAAGCTTGCACCGCTTTTCCTGGGAAAATCGGTCTTGTTTGACCACCGCTGGAGTGCTGAAAAGCAAGTCGCACGGCTATACCGGACATTCGTTGAGGAGCTGAAAGAAAAAACAACGATGGGAGAACCAAAGAAGGTATTGCGTGGCAGTGCCTATATGCTGAGGGAAGGTAATGCCGAACTCATCAAAGCCATCGAAGGTGGAATCAAAAAAGAGGTTTCTGTTGGTTGCCAAATGGGAGGGTGCAATTGTTCAATCTGTGGCGAAAAATTCTCTTATAACTGGCAGACCGGCAAAGAACTCTGCGAAAATAACCACTTCAAGGGTGACACCTACGACGGAAAGATGTGCGTGGGCGACTTGGTAGACCCCAAAGATGCCTACGAGGTTTCATTCGTGGCAGTACCGGCGCAAAAAGGCGCAGGAGTGACGAAAAACCATGACGGGGAATTCGATCGTATTGAATTTCTCAAGACCTACGATCTTAGCAAAATCAGCACCGAGGACAAGAAGTTTATGATCAAAAAACTGCAAATGTCGCTTGCCGATGATGACGAGCGTACAGAACGGGCGAAATTACTCGCCGAAAATGAAAAATACTTGGAGGTAAAATAACATGACTTTGTTTGAACTTAAAGAAAAACTGGCTATCATGAACGCAGCGATTAAAGCTGATGCTGACTGGATCGCCGAAAAAGCCGCAGATCCCACTGTCCCGATGGAAGATATTAAGGCGAAGAAAACCCATCGTGACGAGCTGACCGAAAGACGTGATCTACTTAAAGCACAGCATGACGAAATGGAGGCTGCGCAGAGGAAAGCTCTGGAAGACCAGAGAAAATCCCAGCCCAACACAGGTGATCCCGACAAAGACAACCTTGTTAAGAGCAAGGCTGCTTTTTATCGCGCGGTTGCAACGGGTGAGGACAGAAGTAAAGTTTATGCCGGACTTGGTGCCATTCCTGCTGGTTCCGCAGACCTGGGGAGCGGCTCTGCATTACTCCCGTCAACCCTGTCCAGTGAGTTAATTGCTGAACCGTTTGAAGAAAACTCTCTCAGAAGGGTTGAGCAGACTTCACAAATCGCCGGACTGGAAGAACCCAGAATCAGTTTTGCCATTGACGACGAAGATTTGCTTGAAGATGTTATTGACTTTGAAACCGCCAAGGAAATCGAAGCTACAGCCGATACTGTGACCTATGGCCGGTACAAAACCAAAGTCAAAATCAAAGTATCTGACACCGTACTCATGGGAACCGATACCAACCTTGTCAACACCATCGAAAACGAACTCCGCTCCGGTTTGGCGAGAAAAGAAAAACTGCGCGCCTTTGCAAAGAGCGCAGACGATACCCATAAGCATATGTCTTTCTACATGAACGGCATTAAGGGCATTACTGGCGATAACATAGTCTCCGCTATCATGGCCGCACTCGGCGACCTTCCCGATGCTTTCCGCGCAAACGCAAAGGTAGTCATGAGAAGTGCCGACTGGTACAGCTACCTGCAGACTTTGAACGGTACCAACAACGAACTGTTTACCGCAAAACCTGAAGAAGTGCTGGGCGTTCCGGTAATCTTCAACGACAAAGCAGATATTCCCATTGTCGGTGACTTCAGCTATGCAAAACAGAACTATGAGCCTGTTGCAACCTTGAAATCTGATGAAGATATTGACAAGGGCGTTTACATGTACGTTCTGACCGCATGGGGCGACCACCAAATCAAGCTAAAGAGTGCTTTCAGACTTGCCACCACAGGCCTTGCAGTAATCGGCGGAGTCGCAACAAAATCGCCTGATGCCATTACAGCAGTAGGAATCTTCAACGGCGAAGCTCCGACCAGCGGAATCACATATCTGTGGCAGAAGCTTGTAACCACTACTTGGACTGACCTGACGGGCGCATACACAGGTTACAATGGAGCTACCCTGACCGTTGATGACGACGGAGCAGATGCAGGCTTGTCCTTCCGTTGCAAGGTTATGTACAGTAGCGGACACGCATTTACCAACGTCATTACTATTCCGTCCGCATAAGGAGGTTTTATTATGGCAGTAACGGCGAAAGACTTAAAAGAATATCTTAGACTGCCGCCGGACTGTATAACAGTTGTCGGCGAAGCAATGGTCAACCGTGCTGCCTTTATTGAAAAGGTTGGAGAAGGTGGGCTTTACGAGTTCACCAAAGGAGATAGCGGCTGGACCTTAAACGGTTCAGCCGTTACCCTTTCCGAATATGGCATTACGGCAGACGAAGAAGAAACCGAAATTTCAGTTGATTATCTGACCATCAATGTCGACACCTATCTCAACGCCGCTAAGTCAAAAGCAAGAGCGGCAGGGATACCTGCCTTTGAGAGTAATGCTCAATATGACCTGTTTATTATGGCTCTGGCGGCCATGTACTATGATAACCGAGGAATGACATTTCAAAACCCGGCGGATGCGGCCAATGCGGAACGGATGGTCAACAGTTTTGTACTTGAACTAAGGTACGGTGATGAAGATGCCTAAATATGTAAATGCCGGGGAACTCCGTACTAGAATTAAATGCTATGTCAAGAAGTCGAGTTATGTGTCGGGGGAAGGGCAAACAACGGTGTGGGAGCCGTCAGAGGTATTCATGTGCAAATGGACTGGAAGCTATGGGGCGAGGGCGATGGACGCACAGGCTCTAGGTGTAAATGATTCAGCAACGATCATAATGCGCTACACTCCTGGCTTATATACAAAGCTCCGCACCGAACAGGTTATAGTCATCAAAAACGCTGACAGTACCGCCATTTCAGGCGGCGTCCCTGACAAAAACAATCCTAACGTCTATGAGCTTTGGGGCGGGGTAGATAACGTACTTGAAAAAAACCAATTCATGGAGTTTCGCGTAAGGAGGTATGAGGGCAAGTGAAAACTCTTATCCAAACGGCTCTTGATACCGCCCTTTATAGCACGTATCAAATCCAATCCCATGACCAACGGAAAACCGGACCTGATGCCGACGAGTACATTGTCTATTCGCAAAGCGGAGATAGTCAAGAAGCCTTCGCCGACAACCAACCAATCCTTAAAGCTGGCAGTATGACAGTCCGGTATTATTACCGTGCAGAAAAAATCGAAACACATACCGGCAGACAAGCGATCAAAACAAGAGAGGACGCTATACAAGCAGCTCTGGAAGGAGCAGGTTTCACTATCCCCTTTGGCAGATTCGACGCAGGCGATGTTGACGACATCGGCTATTTTGTCACCGTCTTTGAGTGCGAATACTGGCGGGTGGTTTGATGGCAAAAAAGATTGATGTTAATAACCTCGAAATAGCCATTGCCGACATCCTCCGGGACTACGGTGACGTGGTTTACCAAGCGACAGAAGAAGGA